CACCCAGGTCTCGCAAAACCTGACCGTCACCCAGGGTATCACGGCGCAGAGCTATGCGACATCATCGGATGTCAGGCTGAAAACCAACATCACCGAGTTTGCCTCGGTGCTCGATCGCGTCATGGCGATGAAGGTGAAGCGCTTCGACAAGCGCGGCATCGCCACTGACGAGAACGGCAAACAATCGATCAGTCCGGAGCCGGCAGAACCGACATTCGGATTCATTGCCCAAGAGCTGCGCGAGGTCTTCCCCGAGCTGGTCAACGGCGATGAAGCCGAGGAATTTCTGACCGTTTCTGAATCCAAGGTCGGCATCGTGCTGCTGGCGGCGTTCCAGGAATTCGTCAACGAGATGCGGCGTGAGCTTGCGTGGATTAAATCGCGATGACCATTCCGGCCAATATTACCAGCGAATTAACGGCGCTACAGGCCCAGTTAGCCGCGGCTGAACCGCTATCTACTGCTTCCAGCCCGACGATCGTTGCCTTGCAGTTGAACACAGAGAACTTTTTGGATGATGTCGGCGCGGCTCTTGATGCCGCTTCCGGTACCCTCGATACCTGGACTGCTCCAGTCGACCCGGTGTCGATCGTCAATGGTGTTCTTGGTCTGCTAAGCAGCGCTCAAGATCAGAACACGCTTGCTAATATTCAGGGTTATGTCGGCCGCGCCAACGCGAACATCGATCAACTGGTATAAAAAATGGCGACCGCATATATTGCCGCGACTGTCCCAGCTAAGACGGTTCGGGTAAGCAACACTACGTTGTTTCGTGTCGCGATGATTGAGATCGGTGACCCGCTTAAATGGACATCTGTCGCTCAGATCAATGGACTCGTTGATCCTTGGGTGACTGTTTTAGCCGAGATACAAATACCTCCCGTCCCTCCTACTGGTACGCAGACTGGATTATTGCTGGTTACGCCAGGTGGTGCAACCGCCGGGATAGCGACGCCATCTTAACGGATCAGCCATGCCAGATGTTTTTTTGGAATGGGATGACGACTTCGTCGTCTCAGCCAACGGCGATTTATTGATTTCGACCGGTGACTATGAGGTCAGGCAGCGATTGGAAAGACGTCTGTTCACTGCCGTAGAGGGATATGAATGGCATCCTGAATACGGCGCCGGATTGCCGCAAAAAATCGGCTCCGTATTCAGTCGAGAGCAAATCCAATCAATAGTCGCTTCTCAGCTGGCGCTCGAAGCGTCTGTGGCACCAAATCCTCCAGCACAATTAACCGTTATGCAGAACGCCAATGATCCGAGCATCGTTACGATCGGGATCATGTATTTCGACGCGGCGACTGGAGACGCGGTGTCCTTCACCATAACGCAGTAGGAGCATAAGCAATGCCGACGCTCCCTACGCAATCCTTCGCTACGATCGTTGCGAACATAACGGCCGGTATCCAAGGGCGTTCAAGCGCCCTTGTGAACTTTACGATTGGTTCGGTGCTGCGGTCGATCGCCGAAGGCTTTGGCGGTATCTTTCTGTGGTTTCAGGCTCTAGTTCTGCAACTGCTTACGGCAATTAGATTGTCGACATCTCAGGGAACCGATGTCGATACCTTCACGGCAGACTTTATGCCGATCGTCGCCGGTAGCCAGACGGCGACGCTGCCGAACGGTTCGCCGCGCCTTGGCGCTCAAGCCGCGTCAGGGCAGGTCACGTTTGCACGCTATACGGCCGGGCCGTCGACATGCTTCATCCCAGTTGGCACCACCGTTATGACAGCCGATGGGACGCAAAGCTTTGTCGTCATCGCTAACGCCACCTATCCAACCTATACGACGGCAAACGGCGGCGGCTATACGTTATTCTCGAGCATCGGCTCGATCAACGTTCCTGTTCAAGCCGCCGTGGCTGGTTCTGGCGGCAACGTCGCGGCTGGTTCAATTTCTCTCATAACCTCGGCAGTCACAGGTATCGATACCGTGACCAATGTCGCGGCTTTCACAAACGGAGCAAACAGCGAGAGTGATGGTGCGCTAAAAGCGCGGTTCAGCGCCTACATCCTCGGTCTGTCGCGCGGCGACTATTACGGCTTGACGTCATCGATCGAAGGCGTGGCGACCACGGTGCAGTGGACGTTGACGGAAGGCTACAATTACAACGGTTCATACAGACCGGGATATTTCTTTGTTGTCGCTGACGACGGCTCCGGTAATCCATCGGCGGCCTTTCTTCAGTCCATCACCGACGCCGCCAATGCGGTGCGGCCGCTCGGCATTCAGTGCGGGGTATTTGGTCCGACGATCATCTGGGCGACGGTGTCAATGAATTTGACAACCGCGCCCGGCTACGATCACAACACGGTGGTCGCGCAAGTCGCCGCTGCCATCGCCACCAACATTGACAGTCTCGGTCTTGGCAACACGTTGCCGTTCTCGATCCTTGCTGGCTGGGCCTACGCAGTTCCAGGCGTGACCAGCGTTGCTGCGGTGGAGCTTAACGGCTTGACCGGCGATGCCGCCAGTTTGAGCGCGACCAAGCTGACCAGCGACGGGCAGAACACGATCAGCTACGCCACCATCAAGTGCCAAACAACGATCATTAGCTAAAATGGCAACCGGCGACAGCAACGACATTCTCAATCGCGTTAAGCGGCTGATCCCGAATCGGTGGTTCAGCTACGTCGCACCGCTGCGCGACGCCGTGCTTGGCGGATTAAGTGACGGCACCGCATGGTGCTACGGCTGGTACACTTTCGCTCGACAGCAGGCGAGGATCGCTACCAGCACAGGAGTTTTTCTCGACATCATCGCCTATGACTATCTGGGGCGGCATTTGCTGCGTAGCGGTGCCAGCGACAAGGTGTTCCGCACCCAGATCATGTCTACGATCTTGCAGGAGCGCGTCACCCGCGCCGGGATGACTTCGGTCATCACCAAACTTGTTGGCAATGCGCCGAAGATATTTGAACCGTGGAATACCGGCGATGCCGGTGGTTGGTCCGGGAAAAGTCAAACAGTCGGCACATTCGCCTACGGCATGGCTGGTGGCTGGGGCAGCCTGCAATTGCCCGGTCAAATCTTTATGGAGGTGACGCGGGCTGCGCCAAGCGGCGTCGCCGGCGTCGCTGGCTGGGGCAGTTATCCTGGCGGTTATGGCGCCGGCTCAATCGAGTATGTCGGTCCTAGCATTACGCAAGGTGGCGTCACCAACGCCATCATCGAGGACGCCATTCATTTAACAAAGCCTAGCGGTGTCACCGTCTGGTTGCAGATAAATTAAAGAGGAACCCAATGGTTGATCGGGTCATCGTTTACGATGCGGCATTGCCGCAATCGACCGACGTGTTGAACACGAATATGTTCACGATGATGGGGCTGGGCTATGCCTTGCGGGCCATCCTCGGCACCAGCACCGTCGTCAACGGCTTGGCCTGCACGCCTTCGACGCCGACAGCGAACCTCTTTGCCAACGTCGGTGTCGGTTCGATCTACATGGTCGATCAGATTGACGCCAGCGCTTATGGTGACCTCGGCATCAACACCAACACCGTCGTCAAGCAGGGTATTGTTGCTTCGCCGACCGTCTTTAATTTCAGTGCCAACGTCGCCGCGCTTTCGGTTGGATTTTCGCAAAACGTTCTGATCCAGGCAACGCTCAGCGATGTCGATGCCGGTTCTACCGTGCTGCCTTATTTCAACGCTAACAACCCGTCGCAGCCGTTCTCCGGCCCAGCTAACGCCGGAACTTCAAACTTCACGACGCGGACCTGCGTTTGTACGCTGGCGTTGAAAGCCGGCACGCAGGCAACCACCGGCACACAGACCACACCATCGGCCGATTCCGGTTATGTCGGGTTGTTTGTTATCACGCTGACCAATGGCATGACCCAGATCACGTCCGGTCAGATCGCGCAACTCAATACTGCACCGTTCTTTCCGACGCTGCCGGCAGTTCCTACTGACGTACAGGACAATCTCTGGACCTATGCCGCTGACACCAGCGCGGGCGGGACAGCCACCGCAACCAACAATACGACGTCTACTTCGAGCGCCGTTCTGCACTTTGCGTCGGTGCCGGGGTGGATCACCAACGGCATGACTGCCTATGACATAACAACGCCAACGGCGATCACTGGAAGTCAGACAGTCATCGGTACCACTAGCAACACGGTTACTCTGAGCGCAAACGTCAATGCCAACGTCGGTAACGGCGACCTGATCGCGTTCTCAAACAATGCACTGGTGGCTTCGGTGTCGCCAATACCGACGCTGACAGCCGGATTACAGGTCAAGATAAAGGCGGCAGGAACAAACAGCGGCGCGGCCACGCTCAATCTAAATGGTCTTGGCGCAGTCGCGATCAAGCGTGCCACCGGCGTTGCGCTGGCGGCTGGCGACATTACCGCCAACATGGTCGCCAGCCTCATCTATGACGGTTCGTCGTTTCAGATTGAGAACTTTGAGGGCTTCTCCGGCTCGATGACCGTCACTAATAATATCGTGGCCGTGCCCTATGGAAATGATACCGGATCAACTAACGCTATCGTGGTATCTCCGACGCCGACGATCCCATCGCTCGCAGCTGGACAATTGCTGCTTGTAAAAATGGGCCACACTAATACCGGCGCAACAACCTGTACGGTCGCTGCCTTGGGAGCAGTCAATGTCACCGACGCGCTTGGGGGCGCCTTGGTTGCCGGTGCTCTGCAATCCGGGCAGATGGCTCTGCTGGAATACGACGGTACCGAGTTCCAGTTGACGAATGCCTACCCGAAGGCAACTGGCACGCTTTTTAACGTCCAGCAGTTCCAGACCTCGACGCGCGTCAACATGACCGGAAACTCCGGTAATAGCTACACGGTGACGCCATGGTCGCCAGGCAGCTATGTCAAGCAAAGCGCGACCAGCCGACTGATTATTTGGGCATCGCTGTCGAACTTCACGACCACCGTCTATAACTCAGGTCCCGGTCAAGGTGTGCTGGCGGTCGGTGCCAGCAATCTGGTCTTCATCCCATCAAACAACAATGCCAGTTTGTCATTCGGTAATGGCAACGTGCTTCAGATTTTAAGCGGCATCAGTGCTGGTTCGCTCGCTTTGTCGGTATCGTTCTCGCGTACCGACAGCACTATCTGGAACAACACTTTCTGTTTTAACAACACCGATGCTTCGAGCTATCCGGCATCGACAACCTCCACCATCGTCATCGCAGAGCTGGGACCATAAAGATGCAACTCGATCCGCTCGACCCAAACGGCAACCCTTGGAGTGAGGCCGCTCTGCAAGTCCTCGGCGCAACCATGATTGCGTGGCCGCCATGCACTGGTCCGGTTGTCAGCCCTGACATCGATCTCAGCAGCTACGTGGCGGCATTAGCGACAGCTACCGGCGCGGCGTTGATGGCTTACGCCAACGCCAAGCAACAGGCAATTGCTACTGGCGGCTTCACCGTCAATGCCAACACGTCTGGCGCGTCGCTCTATATTTCGGTAGCGACTGATCCGGCATCGATGGCGCATCTTTCGTCGGCACTCCATCTGGCGCAGACGATGCTTGACGGCTCGGTCGCGCCAACAGTGATCACTTGGGTCGGGGAAAATGGAGCCATCCCGCTAACACCGCAGCAGGTGATTGCTGTCGCTACGGCTATAGCTACGCTGATACAGGCATCGTTCGCCACGCTTGGTGCGATTATCTCGGCGATCCTCGGCAACTCGATCACGACGCATGAGCAAGTTGATGCGCTGCCAGCGCCGATCCCAGCGTGGCCGGTGAATTCATGACCAACATACTGCTGCTGCCGAAATTCTCCGGCCTCGGAACGTCATTCTATTTGACGACCAATTCCGATTGGTTGGACGTGATCCAGTTCGCACAGACCGGATCGCCGCCATCGACCTCGGCAGCTTGCAGTATTTCCTCCAGCTCGCCCACGGTGACGATGGCTTCGACTGCCGGGTTGGTGCCAGGCCAGCCCGTCATCGGTATCGGTATTCCGACTGGTGCGACCATCCTTGCAATTCCCACGGCGCTGACGTTGACGCTTTCTGCTAACGCCACGGCGACTAGTGTCGAAGCGTTGCTGACCTTCAATCCGGTGCCGCTCGATCTTACGAACATTAACTTCGTCTGCAACATCCGGGCCGAAGCGGGCGCGACGCAAGCGCTCGTCACGGCGCAGACCTCGGACAACACAATGATCAATGGTCAGACGGCCGGTACGCTGACCTTCAATGTGCCGGTAGCGACGATGGCCAATGTGCAACCGGGAACCTACGCGCTCGACATCGTCGCCTTCGACAGCACCCATACCATCAACCTGTTCCCGCAAGGACCGGCGACCGTCACGATTGCGCCTGGAGTAACGCCGCTATGATCACTGCCATTGCGGTAATCAGCACCGGCCCTACGCTGGTGCTGCTGTCTGCCAATGCGCCGGTAGCTGCCGCGGCAACCCTGCCAAATGCGCCAGCCGGCGCAACCGTGACAGGCGGTTTGCAGGGGCCGGCCGGACCGGTA